GTGTTGCTTATCAGGGTGCGCTTCCATATTGAAGTGCCTAAACGTTTCGGAAGTGGTATCCGGATTAACTCCAACACCATCACTTATGAAATCATCTCCCAGGACCGCTAAACTGTGTAGTTCATAGAACCCACATTCTTGGCCATAGAACTGCATAGCTATGTTAGTAGCCGATCCCAGTAGGTTCGTGATGGACGAACCAGATTTCATGGAAGATGGGCCGGCGTTGACTATTCCACTAGGTGTGATTAAACACGTCCTGTAGATCATCATGTACGCCAGATTTCTAAACAAATGTTCACCACCTCTGACCCAGGTTGCCAACGCTTGTGCCACGTCCCACAACGCCCAGGGCGGGACCGTTGCGTCGAAGTTACTTATATCACCCGAGTTGACTGTGCGCTTATTCCCATTCGCTTCGCGAAGAATCAGCTGACAATTTCCATCAACGTGAGGCAGATCAAACCAGGCCGCCATCAAACGGTTACCTGAGGGCATCTTGAATTCCCTCAGTGCGTCCATGACGTTCACTGTCATCATCTTTCCAATGATGGCCTCTTCTTTCGGGTAAGCCATAATAACGCGCTTTGACTTAGGGGTGAAGGGTTTAGGACCCTTCTGCACAAGTCGCTGACCGGCTGTTGCGTACCAATACGGTAACTCGTCGGGACGCAAAGGCCGGGACATGAGCGGCACCAATTCCGCTACACGCCTCTTATACCACTGAAAAGCTTCGGCAACTTCCACTTCCGATCCCGGCCCCGATTGGCCCGCGCCACTTGGTTTCCACGGGTGTATCCACCAGGGAGTTCCGGAATTCGTACTAGTGTCCATGCCTTTCTCACTGTCGTCTCCGACACCGGATATTGCGGCATCAGGAGAAATCAGTTCGCAGGATTGTGGTTTAACAAGGGAGGCGACACGCTCTACAGCACGCATCCAAGCCTCTTTGTTAAATTCAGGAATCGGGTGTTTATCCCTGAATACAGCGTCCACCTTTTGGGGACCGTCTTCCTTCCAGGGTTTGAACATGGACATCGGACCGATGCTTTCACGTTCTCCTTCTTCGATGAGTGTTAGATACGCACGTAGGTTCTGGTCAACCTTTGCACCCTTTAGAACCTCATCGAACCTGGCCACAATCTCCTCTCGCGGTGTGTTCACAAGCTTCCCATCTTCGCCCCTCTTAGCGAAGAAAGGAGTACGATAGTCCACCGTCGAGCCTGTCGCAGCATACCCAAGCCACCGGGCAAGTCTGTTAGTACTGCCTTGTGATGCTAGCATTCCTTTGCGATAAAGGTTAGCGAGCACCTTGAGTATGTCTGGATCTCTTGGCACAAATGGCTGCTTCTCTCGCGTTTTGGGCCGCAGC